CACACGGTTACCAACGTGTGCCAGCATCGAGTCGCCCACACCATCGCTTGCATTGTTAGATGTTGCGAACAGGATGGAACCCTTGGGCAGTGGCTCGTCACCCACAGTGCGTTCGAGGATCAGTCGAGTGAAGATGATCTGCAACAGCTTGGGGGACTTCATGAACTCGTCAAGCATGATGACCTTCTTCTTGCCGTTGCCCAGCTTGAACAAGTCGCTGACATAGTACTCAAGAGACTTGCTCTCATGGTTGGGGATAGACGCCGCAACGTCCATCATGTCTTTGACAGGGCAGTCAACGTAGATGAAGTCGTACTCGTTGTTGTCCATCTCGGACTTGAGCATCTCGATGATGCTTGACTTGCCTACGCCCGGCTCGGAGACAATGATCGGAGTGATAAACTCGCCAACGGTTTTGATAGCGGTCTTGGCCTCTTCGATAGAGACAGACAGTGTGAAGTTAACTTTTGACATGGTGTTTCCTTAGTGTTTCAGGGGTGGGTGAATTAGTAAGTCTTGATTGGTTTGAACTTGCTCAGCATCTCGTCGAGGTTCTCGCGTACCTCACTGCGTGTGTATGAACTCTCACGTAACTCCTCCACGGTTACATCGCGCAATGTATTTGCAAGTTGGTCCACAGCCGCGTCGAGCAGAGTGTTGTTTGTCAGATTGAAGTTACGAATGGTCTCGCATATCTCCTTGGCTTGTGTGAATGTGCTGTCGTAAATCTTCTTGCGGCGAACCTTGCCGTCATCGTCTGCGTTGGCCTCGGTACAGGCATTCTGTAGGCGCTCGGCAATCTCGATGAGTCGGTTGGTCGCATCGTTCATCACAGCGTCGATGATGTCCTTGGTCTGGCGCTCGTAATGATTCTTCAAGTCTTCAGCGATAGCGTTTGCGATGCCGCCGGTCCGGAAGTCACCTGCCGGTACTTGGCTCACATGGAGCTTGATACGGAACTTGGAGCGAACATCTTGCGTGTCAGGGTACTCTGAACGATCAAACATATCGCCTTGCTTGAACGCCGCATCGCTGATGATCTGTGGGTATGCAATGATGAACTTCTCCAACAAGTCATCAAACTCTTTCTCGTGTTGCTCGTACTCTTTCTTGAACCGTTCAAGGTTGATGATTGGCAACAGCCGCATGGAACCAGCCCAGTCGTACGTCGAACGCTGAAGCCAGTTATAGACCGTCTGCCGATAGTTGAGCAGCGCCTTGTGGTCGGGCGATGAGCTGAGCAAGTTCTTAGTGAACTTACCCGCATCAGCGGATGCGTTCTTGGATGCGGTCACCTCGTTGGATATGGTGCGGTCTTGCTTGGTCGCAGTCCACACATTCACATCCACAGAGACAATCAGCGCTGACGTTGCAAGCGAGATCAAGTGGTTGGGTTGGTTGAGTTCAAAGTTCATGGCTCTCTCCAGTAGTTCAGGGGTTGGTGAAATCGATGTTGATTGGCTTGGGGTGGGTGACTGTCACCTCGTACCCAAGTTGTCGTATCCGTCTGACGTTTACCTCAGACAGGGTGGCTCGGTCAGCAATAGCGGCGAACAGGCGTGACGTATCACATACGGGATAGAACATCTGTCTGCCATACACTTCTTTGGCGAGGATGACTATCTGCTTGCCAGCTTTCAATCCCGCTTCGTAATCTTCGTTGCATCGGTCTTGCATCATTGGTGCAACCCTCCCTTGTTGTTGATACCCTTGAGGTCGTCGTAGTCTGTGATCAGCATGTAGTTGGACTTGTGCATCGGTGCAATGGTGAAGCGGCGCAGTTGCGCGTTGTCCTCGCCGCATGGCATGCATAGGCGGTAACCTACCTTTGCACGTTTGGCTGAATAGTTATCTCCGCACTTGTCGCAGATTGGTTTCATACGTGACATGGTGTCTCCATCAGCGTGCGTTGTGTGGCTTGTGCGTGTGAACAGTAAGCTCGCGCACTTCGTATCGGCGGAAGTCTCCGTCCTCGTCGTAGACACGGAACTGCTCCTCACCCATACGGCAGAGGTAGCACTCGTAGTCCGCCGTCTCGCGATACATGTACAGATCAAGCAACACGCCATCTGTGTACAGCGCATAGACATAGGTCGGCATCGTTTCAGGGGTGGGTGAAACGTCAGTCGGTGCGGGTGGGGGTTGCATCGCGCGTATTGCTTGTGCGATGGTTGGGTGGATGTGCCCGTTGGCCTCGGCCTCGAGCAATGCTGTATATACGGTCTTGACTGCGCCCATGATGGACTCCTTACTGAATGAACTGAATGAACTAAGTTTCACGGGGTGGTGAAACGCTGAGTGATCGGCTTACGTACTCGCTCCCCGACCACAGACTCTATTATAGCACAACTTTACATATTGTACAATAGCTTTGGGGTGAAATAGTTGGGTCAGGACACGACCTCAACCAACTCGTCCTTGCTGAAATAGAACGTCCTCATGTACTGGACAAGCACCGCTGTGCGCAATGACAGCTTGGTGCAGATGTTCCCGTTGCTGATGAACGATGTGCCGACAGGCACCTCTTTGAATGTAATTTTCTTTGCCATTGTTAAGCTCTCCTGTTAGCTGCTAACGTATTGGGGTGTATGTGTCGTGTTGTTTGATTACAACACGTTGTAGCCTGTGCAGAACTCCCACAGCTCGACAACATTCATCGGCTCGTGAACTGTCAGTCCGTCAAGCTCGTTATCGATGTCGCCGAACTCGTCAAAGTCAAAGCATGGGTCGATGGTGTTAGTGGCGAGATACGCCTTGTCATTCAGGGGGTCGTGAACGGCAAGCCAATCGGTGACGATCTGGTCAACGCATGGTGTGTTGATGCAGTCGTGATTGACCTGTGCCTTCGGGGGCGTAACGCGCAATGCTTTGCGAGTTGTTCTGGGCAAGTATGGACGCAATGCAGGATTGCGGATAACCGCAGATGAATCGATAACGAACTTTGCTTTCATGATTTTCTCCAGATGTTTCACGGGGAGGTGAAACGGTAAGTAACGGTGTTGTCTGGCTTCTCCCCCAACCAGAATTCAATTATACCATAACTTTACATATTATACAATACTCTTGGGCAAAAGTAGTTGAGGCAGAAGCTTGGGGTGTGGATAACTTGGTTGCGGCGTGGTTTTGGGGGTGTGGCGAAAGGGGGTAATGTAAAGTTAGGTAAAAAAGGTGGAATTGGTTCCAAAACGGGTGTTTTGTTGGAATTTTTTGGTGTGTAGGGGTGAAAGTGGAAATGAATACTTTTTACGGTAAGAAAAGACTAAGTAGTAGTAGTAGTAGTAGTATATATAGATATATATTTTTGAGTTATTCCAAAATTCCAAGATTCCAAGCGTTTTGAATAGGGGCCTGCCTTTGGGGGGATATGCGCGAACTTAGCCAAACTTTGCCCAACTCAATCAGACGTTGTTGGACATCGCACTTGCTGAGCCTCTTCAACGATCCCGGTTTTGCAAAATCACTTTGTAAGTTTCCTCCCCACTAAAATTCCATTGGAATTTTGGAATTTTGGAATTTTGCCTCGTAAGTACTTGATTTCATTGAAGAAAGTCGATTCCAATTTTACTTTACATATAGGCCCACTTTACATTAAAACGCAAAAATTCCAGTTTTCTGTAAGTTTTGCCCTGATTCCAAAATTCCAATTAGCTCGTTCCAGTTCCAAACAGGGTTGGAATCTTGGAATAATTTCACCTACCCGTGAAACGCTAAGTCATCGCCTAGCCCACGCACACACGCGCGGAGACATATAACTGGTATCAACGGGCCACAAAAAAGCCCCACCAATCTTGCGACTGGTGGGGCTGTGTGGTTACTTCAACTGTGCATAGAATGCATCAATTGCTTGGCGCAGTGCAACCTCATTAGGTGCGGATGTGTCACCACGGGCATGGGCTGTTTTGCATCGTGATTTGCATGAATCAAACATATCACTGAGGAACTCTGTGTAGTTCTTGGTAGCGGACTTGGTTTTGTCTTGGCCCTCAGACATGAGCCTGCGAACCGCTCTGGTGAGATCACCCATGACGTTGGATGAATACTTGTTGAACTTATCCCTCACACCCTTGATGATGCTGTGCTGTATTGGGTGCTCATTCTTGAGCTGCCCAAATGCTTGTTGAGAGTAGCTCATGCAATACGCCAACGAAACCTCAGTCCCGCCGTCCTTAGATGGAATCCAATCGGCTGTGTACCGAATGGCGGGATTAAGTTCTTGCCAACGTAATGCTTGACCCTCACGCAGTTGAGCCTTGACCTCATCGGGTACACCATCAAGGAATGATGGGCACTCATCAAGAACAAAACGTGCGACTTGCGCCATACCTTCGCCATGCTTGGCGGCTTGGTAACCCGCATCCTTGAAGGATGCAACTGTGCTGTGCTTTTTCATAAGAAACTCCAAAATCCGGACAATCAAAACGTCATCCGGTAATGTTCTTTTGCCACACCCAAGCCCATAAGTAAAGTTTTCACGGGATGCTGAATCGGTGATCGATGCGCTTGACCACGCACGCATACACGCGCGGAGACATATAACTGGTATCAAAGGCCAAAAAAGAAGGGGCACAAGGCCCCTTCAGTTGGTACGGCTGATTAATCAGCGCGGTGATAAGCACGCTTGAAGGCGTCGATTGCAACAGCCAGATTTACTTCGCTGGCTTCAGCATCCCCGCGTGCGCTGGCTGTCTTACATCTGGCTTTCATGTTAGTGAAAGTGTCGGTGATGAAGTCAGAGAAACCCTTTGTAGGATTCTTTGTTTTCGATTCGCCCTCACGTTCAATCCTACGAACGGCTGTCTTCAGATCAGACAAACGGTTTGAACGATACTTGCTGAAGGCATCTCGAACACCTTTGATCAGCGAGTGTTTCACCGGGTCTTCATTCTTCATTTGACCGAAGGCTTGCTGACTATAGGACAGACAGAAAGCCAGACTGACTTCGATGTTGCCAGTGTCAGAAGGCACATAATCTGTCGTGTACTTCTTTGCAGGGTTGATTTCTTGCCAGCGAAGTGCCCAACCTTCAGACAGACTAGCCAGCACTTCTTTTGGCACATCAGAAGTGAAGCCGGGGCATTCAGCGAACACGAAGCGTGCAACAGTGTCCATACGTTCACCGCTGATAGCTGACTGATAGCCAGCGTCTTTGAGACTAGACACCGAAAGGGTCGATGGACCCTGAGACTTTGTTGCTTTCATTTGAAAGACTCCAAGTTAAGTTACAAAAAACTGAACAACAGAATTGCCGCCCAGTGATTAAGTTATAGCTGACCCTAGACCATAATGTAAAGTTTCAGCGGGGACTGCAAAGCTAAGTTACGCGCCAGCCACTCGCGCTTCCACGCACGCGGCGACAAATAACTGGTATCAAAGGCGTAAAAGAAAGGGGCCGATTGGCCCCTTTCTTAGTTAGCAAAGCTATCGTCGATGCCTTCACAGACTTGGTAATAAACCGTAGGATGCGCGTCATTCATGTAGTCACTAGCCAAGTCAGGCCAGAACTCAGGGATGATCGTGAAGGTTGGTGTGTCGCCGTCTGTGAAGATTACATGGTCAGCATACATACCGTCGAATCGGCTGACATACTCAGCATGGGCGTCGTTCACTTTGCACAACATCTCTTGCAGAGACGCGGCTCTTGATTGACGGGCTGCTTGTTCAAGCAGGTTGAGGGGAAACAACTCTAACTGTTGCATTTCATTCTCCATTGAAGTGGGGGCCGAAGCCCCCGTTGGTTAAGCTGAGCGACCGCCCAGCAACTTGCCGCGCTTGCCGTAGACACATGTGTCTGCTACGCCGTAGCAGGCCATCCACTCTCGCGCTTCCGTTTCGGTCTTGGCCCAGTGGATTGTCTCGATGCCGTCCCACTTGACGCAAACCATGTACTGTGTAAGCCACAGCCAAGCTGTCTTGATTGCTTTCATTTGTTTCTCCAGTTATGCATTGCACTATTGCTCTGCATGGTTCTGTTATGCCACAACCCCTAAGCATTTGTAAAGTTTTGGCGGGGTCAGACCCCACCGCACCCCGACCCCCCAAATCCGCGTTGGGACTCCCCCGCTCCCTATACACTAAGACTTGCACAAATAGCCCACGTTTTTTCAAATTTCCCAGACAACCGACCCCCACCCCCCTAATATAGGAACACCCCCCGGTAGGATTCCTTACCTCCTTTACAAATCCACACCGTGTGTTATATTCCACCCGTTGGTCAAGCGTGATTGCGACAATCATATTTGTGGTGCAGCGTAGGATTGGGAGAACCCGGTCGCCAACACTAAACAAACAGGAGTGCTATTCCCTCCATGACTGAACCACTGATGCCTGACATTGACTGGGATGTTCCGCTGCCTGCCAATCTGGCCGAGGCTATGCCTGAACTTTCCCCCAAAGAAGAGATCGAAATGCGGGCTCGTACCGTCAAGTTGATCTCAGACCTTACGGGTAAACCCTTAGACCCCACCGAAGAGAATCGTGCCCAAGCGCATGAACTCATGGAGCAGGTCGTGGCAAACAAAACCCCACCCGATCTAACTCAATACCCAAATGAGACTCTTGCCTATCTTGGTGGTATGGTGGCTATGTACAGCGGTATGGTTGTGCGTGACCTTGCTGACCTGAAGCTGTATGTTGTAAATAAGCTACTGCAAGAATCAGAGCACCCTGACGGCAAAGTTAGGATGCAGGCGATCAAGGCTCTAGGTGATGTTGACGGCGTTGATGCTTTTAAGAAGCGCACCGAAGTGACTGTAAAGATGCAGTCCATTGAAGAGGTGGAAAACGAGCTGGCAGATACGCTAAGCAAGTTAAAACGCATCACAAATCTGTCCCATCAGCCCGTGATGGATGTGCAAGTCAAAGAAATCGAGAAGCTACCCGATGAAATTGACGATTGAACACATTCAGGAGCTTGAACAGGCGCTTCCCCAGATGGGGGAGAATCAAAAACGCCGTACTTTGGAGCTTATCAAGACTTGGTATGCCCAAAAAGCCCAAGAATTGGGCAAAGACAACTTCCTGACGTTCATTGACCACGTATATCCGGGCTATAAAGTGGGTCCGCACCACCGCAGGCTTGCCAAAATCTTTGAAGAGATCGCTGCTGGCAAGAAAAAACGGGTCGTAGTGAACATTGCACCCCGACATGGCAAGTCGGAGATGATCAGTTACCTCGCTCCTGCGTGGTTTCTAGGTAAATACCCTCATAAAAAGGTCATCATGGCCTCCCACACTGCTGATTTGGCAGTGAACTTCGGTCGTAGAGTGCGAAATCTGGTCGGTAGTGAGTCCTACAGAGACATTTTTCCCCAGATTGAGCTTCAGTCTGACTCTAAATCTGCATCAAGATGGGGTACAAACTTCGATGGCGAATACTTTGCAATTGGTGTCGGAGGCGCTCTTGCAGGCCGGGGTGCTGACCTATTTATTATTGACGATCCTCACTCTGAGCAGGATGCCAAAACCGGAAGGCCCGATGTATTTCTTCCTGCTTGGGAGTGGTTCCAGTCTGGTCCTTTGCAGCGTCTTATGCCGGGTGGCGCGATTATTATGGTTATGACTCGTTGGTCCAAATTAGACCTGACGGGCATGGTAATCAACCAGATGCAGAAGGAAGAGGGCGTTGAGCCGTGGGAAGTAGTGGAATTCCCCGCCATTTTGAACGATAAACCGCTTTGGTCGGACTTTTGGTCGTTGGAAGAACTACTGTCTAAAAAAGCAGGTATGGACCCACGGTACTGGCAGGCCCAGTACATGCAGAATCCCGTATCGGAAGAGGGTGCGCTGCTTAAAAGGGAGTGGTGGCAGGTGTGGGATAAAGATGACCCGCCGGACTGCGAGTTTACGATCATGTCGTTGGACGCCGCACAAGAATCCAACAACCGTGCTGACTACAACGCCCTGACGACTTGGGGCGTGTTCTTTAACGAAGAAACAAGCAACTTCAACATCATATTGTTGAACGCAATCAAGAGACGGCTAGAGTTTCCTGACCTGAAGAAGCTTGTACTGGAAGAGTACAAGGAGTGGGAGCCAGATGCGTTCATCGTAGAAAAGAAATCCAACGGTTCTGCGCTGTATCAGGAGCTTCGGCGGATGGGCGTCCCGGTAGGGGAGTTTACTCCGGGCAAAGGACAGGACAAAATATCGCGTGTGAACGCAGTGTCTGACCTTTTGGCATCTGGCATAGTGTGGGCACCGGATCGCAGGTGGGCTAGAGAAGTTATTGAGGAATGCAATGACTTCCCCAGCGGCACTAACGACGACCTCGTTGACTCTACGACACAAGCGCTTTTGCGTTTTAGGCAAGGCGGGTTTTTGAGGTTGCCGAGCGATGAGCCGGAACCAATTCCGCTCTTCAAATCACATAGAAGAGCCGCTTTCTACTAAGGATTAAATATGGCAACGAGCATGATGGAAAAATCCCTGTACGCAGCCCCCACGGGGCTAAATGAAACAGAGGAGCCGGGCGTAATTGAGATTGAGATCGAGGACCCCGAAGGCGTGAAGATCGGCATCGATGGCCTTGAGATTGACCTTATGCCAGAAGACGACATGGGTGACGTTGAGTTTGACGACAACTTGGCCGAGCACATGGACGACGGGGAGCTGGAGAAGATTGGCTCAGACATTATGGGCATGATTGAAACTGATATTTCGGGCCGTAAAGACTGGACTGAGATGTACGTAAGGGGCCTTGAAGTTCTCGGCATGAAGTATGAAGAGCGCACTGAGCCGTGGAATGGGGCTTGTGGCGTTTTCTCTACGATCCTGACAGAAGCTGCTGTGCGGTTCCAGTCCGAGACCATCATCGAGACGTTCCCTGCACAGGGTCCGGTCAAGACGCAGATCATTGGCGCAGTTGACCGACTCAAAGAAGAGGCCGCCGAGCGCGTCAAGGCAGACATGAACTACCGGCTTACAGAAGAAATGCCGGAGTACCGCCCAGAGCATGAGAGGATGCTGTTCAACTTGGGCCTGATTGGCTCAGCGTTCAAGAAGGTCTACTACGACCCCAGTTTGGGACGCCAGACGTCGGTGTTTATTCCGGCTGAAGATGTGATCATCCCCTATGGTTCGTCTGGCGCTCGTACCGCAGAACGAGTTACGCATGTGATGCGCAAGACAGAGAACGATGTGAAGAAGCTTCAGGTCGCAGGTTTTTATCGCGACATTGAGCTGGGTGAGCCGGTCCAGACCCACACCGATGTGGAGAAGAAAAAGGCCGAAGAGCAAGGGTATTCCCTTAATGACGATGACCGCTACCAGTTCTGCGAGATTCAGATTGACTACGACCTGCCGGGCTTCGAGGACAAAGACGGCATCGCGCTGCCGTACATCATCACGATTGACAAGGGCACAAACAAAGTTCTGTCGATCTACCGCAACTACAAAGAAGACGACGAGCTGAAACTCAAGCGCGATCACTTTGTTCAATACGACTACGTGCCCGGCTTTGGTGCTTATGGCTTTGGCTACATCCACCTGATCGGTGGCTACGCGCGTGCTGGAACGTCGCTGATTCGCCAGTTGATTGACGCTGGAACGCTGTCTAACTTGCCCGGTGGTTTGAAGACTCGTGGCTTGCGGATCAAGGGAGATGACACTCCAATTGCCCCCGGCGAGTTCCGTGACGTGGACGTGCCAAGCGGTTCAGTGCGTGACAACATCATGGCGCTGCCGTACAAGGAGCCGTCACAAGTTCTGGCTGCGTTGCTCGAACGCATCACGGAAGAAGGCCGTCGCCTCGGCTCTATTGCTGATATGAAGATCAGCGACATGGGGGCCAACGCCCCCGTAGGTACAACACTGGCCTTGCTCGAGCGTCAGCTCAAAACCATGAGCGCGGTTCAGGCTCGCGTTCACTACTCAATGAAACAAGAGTTCAAACTCTTGAAGTCGATCATCCGCGACTACGCTCCGGCTGAGTACGAGTACGACCCACAGTACGGCGACAAGCGGGCCAAGCAGGCTGATTACGATCTGGTGGAGGTGATTCCAGTCAGCGACCCAAACAGCTCGACCATGGCGCAGCGAATCATGCAGTATCAAGCTGTGATTCAGTTGGCTCAAAGCGCTCCGCAGATTTACGACTTGCCTCAGTTGCACCGCCAGATGATCGAAGTGCTGGGTATTCGTAACGCCGACAAGCTCGTGCCGGTGACTGAAGACCAGAAACCCCGCGACCCCATCAGCGAGAACATGTCCTTGCTTAAGGGGACACCGGTCAAGGCGTTCATCTACCAAGACCAAGAGGCGCACATTGCCGCTCACACCTCATTCTTGCAAGACCCGATGATTGCTCAGCAAGTGGGCCAGAACCCTATGGCCCAGCAGATGATGGCAGCAGCTCAAGCTCACATCGCAGAGCACTTGGCCTTCTTGTACCGTAGGAAAATTGAAGAGCAAATGGGTGTTCCACTGCCAGCTCCAGACGAGCCGCTGCCAGAAGAAGTTGAAATCCAGCTCTCGCAGTTGGTGGCGCAAGCGTCCGCTCAGCTCATGCAGAAGAATACGCAGCAGGCCCAGCAAGCTCAGGCTCAGCAACAGATGCAAGACCCGATCATGCAGATGCAGCAGGCCGAGCTCCAGATCAAGAAGCAGGACTCAGACACCAAGCAACTCAAGGTCAAGGGTGATTTGCAGATCAAGGCAGAAGAGCTCTCTCTCAAGGCCCGCGAGTCAGCAGCCAGAGTTGGCGAAGACCCAGAAATGGCCTCGCAGCGCTTGCAGATGGAGATTGCGCAAGCCCAAGAGCTGCACGGTTTGGAGATCGCAGCAAAGCAGGCAGAGCTACAACAAGCTCAGGCTCAGCAGCAGCAGGCCATGATGCAGCAGCAACAGCAGTTTACGCAAAAGATGGCCCAAGGCGGTCAAGTGCATGCGCAAAGAATGATGCAAGGTCAAAAACCAACCAACAAGGGGTCTGAATGAGCGACTCAACACTTGAACTGGCTTTCAAAAAAATTGAGAGCGAAAAGAAACTCATCATTGAGAATTTGGCGGACGGCGTGGCTAAAGACTACGCCGAATACCAAAACCTGTGCGGCGTTATCCGAGGTCTGTTGACCGCACAGCGCGAAATAAACGACCTTCTGCGCAAAATGAAAGATGATGACGATGAATGACTTTAATGTTCAGGCGGTTGACCTGTCTGGCCTACTCAACAAACCAGTTGAAGACAAGGCCAAACAGATTCCCAACCCAAAAACCTACCACCTTCTGTGCATGCTTCCAGAAGCCAAAGAGGAATACGAGGGCGGCTTGTTAAAAGCCAACCAGACAATGCAGTTTGAAGAGCTGCTGTCGCCCGTATTGTTCGTGGCAAAGATTGGACCTGATGCATTTAAGGATGAGAAACGCTTTCCAAGCGGACCAAGCTGCGAAGTTGGTGACTTTGTGATCGTGCGACCCAATAGTGGGACACGTATGAAGATTCACGGCACTGAGTGGCGAATCATCAACGACGATTCTGTCGAGGCTGTGGTTGAAGACCCAAGAGGGATTCAGAGAGTATGAACCCGGCAGAACAATTTGAAATAAAAGAAAGCATTACCGTGGAAGGCATTACTGCTGACCACGTTTGGTACAACGCCAATCTTTTGACCGGAAAGATGAGCTTTTGGGCCACCGATTTTCAAAAACTTGTCAGCATTATGGAAGCGCGACACAAGGACCATTTGAAAATAATTGACGATCTATTGGCAACGCAAGGCGTGTTAAAGCGTGAAATTGCGGCGCTGAAATCTGCGGCAAAGGAGTAAGTTATGGCTGAAATTGAAAAAACAGAGTTTGAGTTTCCTGATGAGAAGACGGAAGCCGAAGACAAAGCAAGCGCAGAGGTCGGGGGCAACGACGAGATAGAGATTGTCGATGACACTCCTGTAGAGGACCGGGGCCGCAAGCCCATGGTGGAACCTCCAAAGGAGCTTACCGACGAGGAATTATCGAAGTACGACGCCAGCGTTCAGCAGCGCATCAAGCACTTTACCAAGGGCTATCACGAAGAGCGCCGAGCCAAAGAGGCGGCGTTCCGTGAGCGCGAGGAAGCTCTACGAATTGCTCAGACAATTGTGGAAGAGAACAAACAGCTCAAAGGCTCCTTGGGGCAAAACCAAGCCGCTGTTCTTGATAGCTACAAAAAGCTTGCGGCAAACGACCTTGAAAAAGCCAAGTCTAAGTACAAAGAAGCGTACGAATCTGGCGATTCTGAGGCTATGGCAGAGGCCCAAGCTGGCCTTACTACGGCCACAATGCGTGCTGAACGCGTTAATAATATCAAAGCACCCGCTTTACAACGGGAAAAAACTGATGTACAAACGCAATCAGAACCAAAGAACGAATTTGTTTCTACTCCTGAGCCCGATTACAAGGCCCAAGATTGGCAGCAAAAGAATCAGTGGTTTGGGAAAGATGAAGAGATGACCAGCTTCGCCCTCGGGCTGCATACAAAGCTGATTAACTCAGGCATCAATCCAAAATCAGATGAGTACTACGAGCGGCTTAACAGCCGTATTCGTCAAGTTTTCCCGGAGTCGTTTGAATCTGAGAAGACCGTGGATGCGCCAACTTCACGCCCTGCAAAATCAAACGTAGCACCTGCTACCCGCAGCACAGCGACCAAAAAAATCGTGCTGACGCAGACACAGGTAAATCTCGCCAAGCGGCTTGGTGTTCCATTGGAACTCTATGCTCGTAAGGTTGCTGAAGAAATGAGGAAATGAAAATGAGTGAAGTTAAAACCCGCGTTGACCGCGATCTTGATACCCGCGAATTAACCAAGCGTCCAGCAAAATGGATGCCACCACAGCTTCTGCCCAATCCGAAGCCTGAACCCGGTTATGCGTTTCGCTGGATTCGTATTGCAGTCCAAGGAAAAGACGACGCCACGAATTACGCCTCAAAAATGACAGAGGGCTGGGAGCCCGTAAAGGCATCGGATCACCCCGAAGTACGTTTGTTTGGTAGCACACAAAACCGCTTTCCAGACAGCATCGAAGTCGGTGGCCTGCTGCTTTGCAAAACACCTGTGGAGTTTACTGAGCAACGTAATGCGTACTACAACCAACAGGCTGAGTCGCAGATGGAATCAGTGGACAACACTTTTATGCGTGAGAATAACCCTCTTATGCCGCTTTTCAAAGAGCGGAGCACGAAGGTTACTTTCGGTAAAGGCACTTAACTTTTTTGGAGTCCAAACATGGCTTACCCCACCGTTTCGGCACCCTACGGTCTGCAACCAATCAATCGTATTGATGGCATGCCGTACGCAGGTGCAATCCGTCAGATTCCCGTAGCTGCTGGCTTCGGCACCGCCATTTTCGATGGCGATACCGTTGTAATCAACAGCGATGGTTATCTCGTTAAATCAACCACAACTGACTCTGGCAACATTGTTGGCGTGTGCTTGGGCGGTCAGTACGTGAACTCGAGCGGCCAAACCGTTCAAGGTCAGTTCATCCCCGCTCTGGCATCTACGTCTACCAATCTGGCGCTGGCCTACGTTGTTGATGACCCGATGGCTTTGTTTAAGGTCGCTGTTGTGACCTCTGGCACTACCATGGGCACCGCTGGCCGTACTGTTGTTGGTTCTAACCTCGCGCTCGTCCTGAACGCTGGTAACACCACCACCGGTAATTCTGCTTTCGCCGTCACTTTGACCGGCGCTGGCACTACTGCCACCATTCCAATCCGTGTGATCGACGTTGTGCCTGAGACAGCTACTGGAGCTGACACATACGCCGAGCTGTTGGTAAAAATCAACACGCACCAGTACAACAACACCACTGGTGTCTAAGGAGTAAATCATGGCTATTTCACGCGCACAACTGCTGAAAGAACTGCTCCCCGGCTT